TTCTTGCTTTATCAACTGCTTCTCTAAATGATAACTCTCTTAAATTTTGCTTTTCTGTTAATGGGTGCTTTAGCCAATCAAGAATGATTCTTATTTCGCTTTGATATGTGTTTCTTACACTTGAATAGTTTGTTCTTCTCGGTTGTACGTTTATATCTTCCAACGCCTCTTTTTTCAATTCGGGCTCTTTGGGAGTTTCAATATTTCTACTATCGTTATACTTTTTAATTTGAGCCATTGTTTCTTTCAAAATACTATCTGCTAACCAAATTGCAAACTTTGGACTTTGCTGAATAATATATCTTGCATTGACTTCGTTAAAACCTATCTTTTTTGTGATTATATCAAAGGTCTTGTCAACGCCACCGCCCTCGCCAAACTCATTGTCGTAGTAGTGTGAAACATCGTGAGCAATATAATCATTGCTTTCATCAAATATTGAGTATATGTATTTTTTATTTTCCATTTTTTTATTGAACAAAAAGTGCAACAGATAACAATAATTCTTCGTACATAATTCTATCTTTCTTACTCGTTTTCTTGTCTGCAAGACCTATTTCGCAAATCTCTTTTAAGGTCATCCATTCTTGTAAAATATCATCAACATCTTCAACTGTCGCAAGTGACTTCTCTGGTACTTGTTCCCCATAAAAGAATTTAGGCATTTCAAGTCCACTATTTACAATCTTTTCTTTTATCGAAGCCATTTCTTGCATCTTTTCATCTGAAACTTTGTAGTCGGAAAAGTTGCTTCCAATGTAAAGATTTAAGTATGTTTTAATATCCTCTTTTAAAACAGCATCATCAACGTAGTATAACTCAATGTATCTTTTTAAAATAGCCCACTCTACTATTGATATATTACGCAATTCTACCTTGAGCATAATCTTGAAAGCAACAAGTATTAAAGAGTCTTTTGAAAATGTTACCTTGTCCTCTATATTGCTTAATTTAGCAAGATTGCTTATTTTCAACATTTGAGCCATCCATTCCTCGCCATACATAGCAGTTGGAACTACATTTTGTACTTTCTCTACAAAGTCGGTGAACTTGTAATCACCATAGTTTAAATCAATCATTTTTATAGTAGTTGTATTAATTGTTCAATCATTTCGTATATTTCTCCCTCTGCATCTGTTGGCAAGTTTTCTGTCGTTGTTACCTTTTCCTCTAAAATATCATTTAGCTGAAATTGACCTTCGTACTTTTGATAGTATTTGCTTTTAACACCGTAAACTGGTTTAGCGTTTAAGCCACTCAAATAATCAACAACAATTAAATAATTCTCAAAAGACATAGAAATAGTATCAAACTCTTTTTCTAAATCGGATTTGTTTGCCAAAACAGAATCAATTATTTCTTTATTTACTGGTATTACGTTTTTGTAGTAAGCACCTCTAAAATTAATAAATCTTGGAAATTTTTTTCCACAAGTAATAATATTTTTATCTGATTTATATTTAGAGTACCTGTTATTAAATCCATATTCAACATCATAATAACTCAATCCAGCATTAATAGAAGCCTCAAAAAAAGCATCGGTTACTGTGTGATTGTCTGCTATAATTTTTATGCTTAAATTTGAAACAAATGTTTCCTCATCCATTTCCGAAACATCATTCATATAGCTACCATTACGAACCATATCTACAATTCTTCTTGAGTAGTCCAACAAATAATTGTTAGGAATCACAACAATAAACAAAAACACTCCTTTTTTTGCAATTTGGAACATATATTTATCGTGTATTTTTTCTGGCAACAAAAGAGGTTCAGATTTTCTATGTGCATCGTATGTATTTCCTATATATTCATCGTATAGAAATCCTTGAATGAACAATAAAAAGTTTTGAGTGTTACCATCAAACAAAACCGTACTCCCAACAGAATCTTCCATATAAGATGCTTCAAGCATTTGATAAGTTGACAACGTAACACCTTCTTTTTTATTATCTTTTATTTCTATTCCCAATCTCTCTTTTTTGTCAATTGTGGTAAATTTAGTTATGGTAGATGGCAAACTAATATCCATTACGCCTTTATACCCTCTCAATATGTTGCCAACAATCATCCACTTGCTTACTCTCTTTGTTTGCGCTGTTTTCTTAACAACATTATTATCCCACCATTTTAAATATGTTTCATTTTGAAAACTTAATTTGTGAGTTGGTTTTCTATTTGCTTCTTTTTCTTTCTTATTAAAGTTGTCAAATATTTCGGTAAACTTAATATTTTTAGTAGAGCGATTCAATGAAATTATATCAATAGAATATTCGCTCGGCACAAAATTCGTTTGAATATTCACGTTTGTAATAACACAATTTGTGCTTGTTTTTAAATCATATTCAAAGTATGAAATATACTCATCATTATCTCCAATCATAGCAGGTGTTTCTTCGTATTGTGAATAAATAAAAACACCCCCTATTGATTGTATCATTTTTATAACAATATTTTTAAGTGCTTTTATTTCATTTATTTTCTGTGTGCGACTTTCAATTTTTTCTCTTGTTTCATATATGATTTTCTTTGTTTTTTCAATTTGCCTTTCACTATATTTTATTTCACCTTCTATTTCTTTTTGCTTGATTTGAATTTGATTTTCTATTTTTTCTTGAGTTATATTGTCATCTACCAGTCCTATCTTTTCTTTCATTTCGTTTAGCTTTTGCTCAAGAATTTTTATTTCATTGCTTATTGCAAGAAAAGGCTCTCTCAACTCATTCATCTTCAAACCATCTAATTTTTCTTGTGCTTCTTGCATTTGAATTTTTATTGGCTCAAAAATTTTCTTTTTTTCTTCAATATCTTGAATTAACTTTATGGAATCTAAATTAAAATTAGATAAATAGTCTAAATCTTTTTCCGCTTTGGATTTTATGGCATCAAATTCCTTTTGCAAAGTTGACAAATAGACAAAATCTTCCTCAATACTGGCTTTGTATCTACTAATATCTTCTTCTTCGCCATCAATTTTATTTTTTGAAAACTCTATTGCCTTTGAGATTAATTTATTTTTGTAGTCATCTAAATCTTCAAATGCTATGTACTCGTTTCCAGCATACTTTCCACTACCACCATTCTTTGTTGAATACTTCAATATTCTTTCATCAATCTCATCTTTAATACTCGCCTCTGTGGATTTGGAAATTCTTTCATCAACTTCAATTTTTGATATTGTTGAGTGGCGACCAAATGAGGTTTTTGACATTTCATTTCCTATGTAAAAAGGTTTTGAAAATAAAAAAGATGCGTTATAATCTTTTAAAGCCATCTTCCCAACGTAATTTCCATTAGCCTCCTCCTCTGCTTTGTGTTTTTTTAGTTCTTTTGCAAATGTGTCATAAAATCTTTTTTGAAAATCAAATGGTGAAAAATACAAAATTTTAGTGTATTCTTTAATCACTCCTTTGTTTATCTCTGGTGCTTGTATTCTTATTCTTAAATCTCTAACTGTGTTTTTAAATGGAATTACTGCTATATCACCAAAGAAATCATCTGCACTAAATAAATCATTTGCTTGTTCTTGGTTTGATGAAACATTTGCACTTAAAGACCTCAATTTCTTTTCCATCATAGCTGTCAAACGTGATTCGCTTGGTATAGAAGATACAATGTAAGTGTACTCCGCAGTATAAACTTGACCAGTTCTACTTATGCGCCCTAATTTTTGAACCTCTGCGTTGATGTCTAATTCCATTTGAAGCACAAGCATACATCTTTTCTTTATTTCTTGTTTGTTTTCAAGTTTCAATGGAAATCCAACCTCTAATTCTTGCTTGTTTCCATCTTCATCTATTTCCTCAACCATAGTTGTTGGATAGTATATTTGCGCTTGTCCAACAGGTCTTGGGTGCATTGATATACCAGTAGCACCACTTTTATTTATTATCAAGTGGTCTATCACGTTTGAATTAAAAGATTTTACAATTTCAGTTGTTGGCTTGATGTTTCTTTTGCTTATTTTTCCAATAGAGTAATCTATTTCATTTGTTTTTTCTCCTGTTTCCTCATCAATTTTATAGTAAACAAAATCAAGAACTAAACTTCTACCTGTTATCTCATCTATACTATGAACATAACCATCTGCATCTTTGTAGCCTTGAACAAAACTTTTTATAACATCTATTGGTGCTATTGGTATATATGTTTTTAATTTCAATATTTTATCTAATAGCGAATCGTACTCTTCGCCTAACTCTTCTAAAATATACCCTGCTGCTTTGTGATTGCTGTCAAAAACGCAATGAGTTTCATTTTCAGAAACGGTTGTTCCATCATCGGCTGTAACCATTTTTTCTTCCTTGAATCTCATAGTGCTAAACAAAAGATGTGCAAGATATAGCTTGAAATCATTTTCTATTGGTTCGCCAATTTTGTATTTGTCATTCGGGCTGTCTGTTTTAAATGTTTTAGACATATTCTTCAATGCGCTCTCAAGTGTATTCGCAACCGTAATGACAAGTTTTCTTCCATTTGTCATTTTATTTATAATTTCATACTTCAACTGGTCTAATTTTATTCCAATTATGAAAAAATTAAATAGCTGAAATGTCATTGCTCTTATTGACCTCGCATTTGATATTGATATATCATCCTCTTCTCTTCTATAATCTCTTACGACTTCCCTTACTTTTAATCCAAAATTGGTTATATCCTCAAAAATAGAAGCAACTCTATCAAGCCTAATTCTCTGTTGAGTTCCAAAAGCCTGCCCATCGTACATTACCGAATCATCGTAAACGTAGAAATAATTTGTTTTTCCTTGAATTAACTTTTCTCTTCTTAATATCTGTCCATTTCTTGTCAACTCTGCCGATACAGCCTCTTGCAACGCAACACTTCCTTTGTCAAAAACCTCTATCATATCACTCGTTGACAAACCACTTTCCTTTAAAGATGTTCCCTTTGCGTACAATGGCATATTGTCTGGTCTTTTCGCATAAGTAGCAGACAAAAAAGTTGTCATTCTTGCACGGGCAATTAGTTCTGACAAAAACATAAAAGTTTGTGAGCCACCAGCGGCATTGTGAGATTCATCGCATATTAATACAGATGGTCTAACGCTTCCGTCTTTTTTTATTCCAGCAGCAACCCTCTTATAAAATGTAAACTTTGGAGATTCTTTTTTTTGCCCAAGATAATTTTCTGTAATTTCATCTATTTGAGAATATGGTATAGTTACCAAGTTAAATTTTTCTGGCAAGAATATTTGATTTATTGGCGGTGTTTCAAAATCGTAAACAAGATTTTTGCCATCTTGCTTATATCCATAAGCTAATTTTAATTCCTCTGATTTTAATCTTTTATGTATTACATTTACAACATTAGGATTGTCTGTTTCTGTAACTATGTCAATTGAGGATGGGTTGAATGGAACTAAAACTTTTTTGCCTTGAGCCTCCGCTTGTTTTATCAACTCGTTTCTTTCTAATTCGCTTACAACTTCATCTATCTCATCTACATACCCCTCTTCTATTAACTTTTGTCTATACTCTACTATTAAATCTTCATACAAATCCTCGTATTTTTCAAACTCTTCATCATCTTTAAATATTTCAACTTGCTGTCCTTTTTCTATTTTTTTTCTTCTTGGAAATGCCTTAAATTTTTCTTTTGTAAACCAACTTTTAGGTTTGTTTTTTTCATCGTTCTCATTTTCTTCCGGCAATTTATACTCAACTCTAAAATCATCGTTTTCTCTATAATCTTCCTTTATCATTTTTATAATAAAAGCATCAGAATACTCCTCAAGTTTTTTTGGCACATACGTTCTTCTTAAAAGAGGTATGTTTGCCTCAAATCCTATATCAATCAAATCCCTATAAATATCAACAATTAAATGCTTTTTTTCTGTAATAAAAATAGGAGTGCTTTGCAACTCTAAAATCGTGTACCTAATCAATCCAGCAGCGGTTCTTCCTTTGCCAACACCTGTTTGGTCGGCTATAATAATTGAATTTCCATTGATTTCGTGGTTGTAAATTGCTGTTGCTATGGCATCAATTTGTTCAATTGAAAACCTACCTCTTGGCTTTCCTTTGTCATCCAATCTATCAAAAGAAAAGAACAAATCATCAACGCTTTTATAGTGTAACTTTGTTGCAACGTATTGAACAACTGTCATATTGTATTCTGTCGCAATGAAAGTCCTTAAAAATTGGTTGAATAGCTTTAATTCATTATACATACTTACAGGAACAAGCGTGTTTAATGAAAAACCACTCTGCGATGCAGGTGGATAACTTGTTTGCTTTCCTTCTAAAATGTTTCCACCATCTTCATATTTTTCTGGCATAATAAGGTATGTGTTTATTTTTTTTATTGCATCTTGAACAGATGCAATAACAGAACGCCTCATTTTTTTGGGTGTGCTACCAGCAAACATTTCTAATCTTCCATTGTTTGAAAGATGAAATTTGGCATATCTTGAATTTTGCAATATTCCACCCGCCCAATTCTCTTTTGAATCCAAACTAATCGTAATCATTATTGATATGTTTGAAACACCACCAAAAGTTGAATAAGTTGAATCAACGTATGGCGCAGCCAAACTTTTATTTATTAGTTGAACTTGCTCTAAAACATCATCTATCGTAAATAATTTTGTGTTGTTTTCCATTTTTTTTAAATTGTATTTGTTACTACCAATATTGTTTTTTGACACTTGCTACATCTTGCAGCGAAAAACTTGCTATTTCCATATCCTTTGTTGCCGCAATCACTACAAATGTACCTAAATTTTTTAAAATAATTGTTTTCTACTATCGGCTTGTAATATTGAGTGCATACAACCCCTTTCTCAACTATTGCGGCACACACCAATCGCCAAATTTCACCGTGACCTTTTGACGGTATGTGGTCTGAATCAATTTTGTCCAACGTGAGAATTGTTGATGGGGATTCTGGATAATAAAAAATCTCTCTAACTATTGCGTGTGCTATTTCGTGGTATATCGTTGACTTCATATTGTCTTTCCAATTGTCATCGCCTTTTACAACATCAATAGACACAAATAAATTTTTGCCTTCCTTTGACTTGTAAACACTTGATGGTGCTGCGCTACAAAGACCTGCCCACTCCCTTGATTTTCCAAATTGAAATCTCCACCCTCTTTTGTAAAGGTTCATAGAATCAACTTTTTCTAAAATCTTTTTTAGCTTTTTTATTTTTTTAATAGGCTCTATGAAATCTTTTCCTGTTAGTCGTATTCCAAGTTCTATTGTTTCTTTGACTATTGGCTCTTCCTTTTTTTCTGGTTGAGATACCTTATTTACAAAATCATCAAATGACATTTTAGTAGTTTTTAGTGTTATTTTTCTGGGTTATGCCCCCATATTAGCAATGCAGTATGCTTTCTTGTTTTAACACCATCGTTGTCGTATAAATCGCCTTTAACTCCTTTCATTCTTTTTATAAAGCTAATCTGTCGCCTTGCCCATTGCCACATTGAATTATTCCAATCTTTCTTGTCTGTTTTCTTCATTAAGAATATCCAACGTGCGCTCTCTCTACCACTTTTAATTCCTTGCTTTTGGGCTTCATCTGATGACAAACCTGCTTCCTTTCCCTCTTTGCTATTATAGAATTTTTTTAATTCCTCATAAGACATATTTACCAACTCACTCCATTCATCATAAATCTTATTCTTTTCACTTCCAGTCAATATTGTTGCGCCATACTTGTAAGCATCAACAATCGCTGAATCAATTTCTCCACCACTTGCAAAATGCGGTTCGTGAATAGGAACTCCACCTCCAACGCTTTGATTTATTTCAGATAGTTTTTTCCAATGCTTTTTAGCTGCGTGTTTATTTATAATGATTTCTCCACCCTCTAACTCAACGGGTCTGTTATCATCTTTAATAACTGCTTTTATTCCACCTTTTGAATGAGGTTTGCCAAGCAAGACACCGCCCTTTTTTCCATCGCTTGTTTTTTTCATACTGCAAAAATTTGTCAAATATAAAAAAACTATTTTAAATTATTGCGAAATATTTTTTATTAGAATATATCCTTCGTAATCGTACCTTTTTTCTGCGGTTATTTGGTACACATCACTATCTTGTTTTTTCAAGGCGTCCATTACTGCTTTTACCAAATTGTCTAAATCTGGTTTTGATTTATGTGGTTGAAATTGGTGCGCTTTCCTTTTCTTTTCAGACCAACTTTTTGGCATTGGAAGATAGAACACTACGTTTAGTGTATCTCCAAGCACATAATTGTTTTCGTTACACGCACTTGTAACACTATTTTTGTACTCAAAATATCTTCTTACAACATCACGTTGTCGCTTTAAAATATTTGGGTGGTTCGGGTCGGTTTTCCAAGTGTCAGATTTTGACATTCTAACTGCGCCCATTGGTATTGTATTAATTCGCAAATCCATATTTTAACTTTTTTGAGTGAACTTTTATTAGCATTTCTTTATGTTGCTTTTTGTCGCCATATTCAATATGACATTTTCTACACAAAGCCATAATATTGTCTATCGAATCCTTGCTTGTTCCACCCATTCCTCTCGCTTCTATATGGTGTATATCAACTGCCCTTGCGCCACAAACTTCACAAGCAATAAAGTCCTCTATATCGTAACCAAAATGGTCAAGATATAACTTTGTATATGGCTTCAATATTATTTTTCTTTTGGAAAGCTATACTTGATGGTAAGTCCATTTGTTTCTGCTTTTCCACCTCTGGCTTTTATCTTTTTAAGATGAGCGTTAAAAACCTTTTTGTCTGTGTGTGTTTTTGTGTACGTTTTCATATTGTTTTTT